CTTTTCACGTCATCGATGCTACAACATGTGAGCAAGTTGCTGAATATAAATCGCAAGTGGATACTCGTACTTATGGAAATATGTTGGTATCTGTTGCTACTGAGTATAATAACGCTTTACTTGTAGTAGAAAATGCTAACATTGGATGGGATGTTGTTAATACAATAATAGAAAAAGGTTATCAAAACCTATACTATTCACCTCGCGCTTATGGTGATATTACTATGGATAAATGGATGGATAAAATGGATAAAGAACAAACAGTTCCTGGATTTACTACATCAGCTAAAACAAGACCACTTGTTATCTCAAAGATGGAGGCGTATATTCGAGATAGACAGTTTATCTTTCATTCTAAACGTTTGTTAGAGGAATTGCGTGTATTCATTTGGATGCATGGTAAAGCACAAGCACAAAATGGATATAATGATGATTTGGTAATGTCTTTAGGTATGGGATTATTTACTAGAGATACTGCAATGAAGTTTTACCAACAAGGAATGGATATGACGCGTCAAAGTATAGGAAATATAACTAAAACATCAGCAGTAATGATACCTGGACCTATGAATTTTCATAACCCATATGAAATAGATTTAGGTAATGGGACAGTCGAGGATATTTCATGGATATTAGGATAAATAAATATTTATAGTCACAATAAAACATAAAAATGGCCGAACAAAATAATACCGGTTTATTTAGTAGATTATCTCGCTTATTTAATACAGATGTAATTGTACGAAATGTAGGAGGTAAACAACTAAAAGTAACCGATGTAGACCGCATTCAAGCATACGGCAATGTTAAAACAAACGCATTAATAGATAGATTTACTAAGTTGCACCGCTACGGAGCTAATATGCCGTATAACCCAACTATGAATTACCAAACACTTCGTATTCAGTTATATACTGACTATGAAGCAATGGATACAGAATCAATCATTGCCTCTACATTAGATATTGTAGCAGATGAATCTACTTTAAAAAATGAAATGGGTGAGGTACTTCAAATTAAGAGTGCCGATGAAAACATACAACGTATATTATATAACTTATTCTATGATATTTTAAATATCGAATTTAATCTTTGGGTTTGGACACGCAATATGTGTAAGTATGGTGATTTCTATTTACACTTAGAAATTGCTGAAAAATTTGGTATATATTCTGTAGCTCCATTATCAGTGTATGATATGGTTCGTGAAGAAGGTCAAGACCCAAATAACCCATCATCAGTATCTTTCAAAATTGATCCATCAGTAATCGCATCGGGTGGTATAAATTCACGTTTGTCTGATAGAGAGGGTCGAATTAAATTTGAAAACTATGAAATTGCGCATTTTAGGCTAATAACTGACGCAAACTACTTACCTTACGGGCGCTCGTATATAGAACCTGCTCGTAAAACTTATAAGCAGTATGTGTTGATGAAAGATGCAATGTTGTTGCATCGTATCACTCGTGCCCCAGAAAAACGTGTATTCAGTATCAACGTAGGTAATTTGCCTGCAAATGAAGTTGATGCATACATGCAGAAGTTGATGCAGAAGATGAAAAAAACTCCTTATGTAGATAATCAAACAGGTGAATACAATTTAAAGTATAACCTAATGAACATGATGGAGGATTATTATTTACCTACTCGTGGTAATGATACTACTACCAAAATCGACACAATTAAAGGATTAGAATATAATGCAATCGATGACGTAGTGTTCCTACGTGATGAAATGTTAGCTGCCCTTAAGGTACCTAAAGCATTCTTCGGATTTGAAAAAGATTTAACTGGTAAAGCTACATTAGCTGCTGAAGATATTCGTTTCGCTCGTACAGTTGAACGTATCCAACGTATTATATTATCTGAATTGTATAAAATTGCATTAGTGCATTTATATGTTCAAGGATATGATGGTGCTGCATTAACTAATTTTGAATTAGCATTGACTAACTCGTCAATCATATTTGAACAAGAAAAAATAGCATTGTGGAAAGAAAAAGTTGATTTAGCTAAAAACATTCAAGATACAAACCTATTACCTTCAGATTGGATTTACGATAATGTATTCCAATTCAGCGAAGATCAATTTGATGAGTATCGTGATTTAGTTCTTGAAGATAAAAAACGTGTATTCCGTCAGGCACAAATTGAAAATGAAGGTAACGACCCAGCTAAAACTGGTAAGTCATATGGTACACCACATGACTTAGCTTCATTATATGGTAAAGGTAGAATGGGAACCAACGCAGAAGTACCAGGTGGATACGATGAAAAACGTCCAATTGGTCGCCCTCAAGAAAAATCATCTATTGTTGGTACACAAAGAGATCCATTAGGTAAAGATAGAATTGGTAAAGGTGAAAACGGTGCATTAAACGTCCCTAATAATGGAGGTGAAGGCAGTGGTACACCAAAAGGTGGCTCACCAATAGCAATAGCTGAAGCACATAAAATTAAAAGCGCATTAGGTAATATACCTAAAGAAATACGTAAGGAAATCGTATTTGGACCTGATCAGGAACCGTCATTACTTAACGAAAACAATATAAAAGGAATATAATATCCTGTATATTTATACATAGTATCATACTACAAGCATGAAGATAAAACACAGCAAATATAAAAATACTGGAATATTATTTGAACTTTTAGTGCGCCAAATTGCATCAGACACTGTGTCTGGTAAAGATTCGGCAGCGATTAACATTGTTAAAAAATATTTTGGTAAAACTGAATTAGTTAAAGAACATAAATTATACCAAGCAATCATTACATCTAAAGCATTAACTGAAGGCAAGGCTGAATCATTAATCAATTCAGTACTTGAAATTTCTTCACGTTTAAATAAAACTGCTTTACGTAAGGAAAAATATAATCTTATTAAAGAAATTCGTGATCATTATGATATCGAAGTATTTTTTAAGGCAAAAATCAGCAACTACTCACAATACGCTGCTGTATCTAATTTAATTGAAGCTCATGGATCATTAGAATTCATTGAGCCTTCTCAAGTTATTGATAATAAAGTAACATTACTTGAACATATTACTCGTAAAGAGGTTAATATTGAAGAGGTTAAAGATCGCGTGTTAGAAGAGTATGGTAAAATGGATACGGGTACACGCATCTTAGCATACAAAATGTTATTAGAGAAATTTAACGAAAAATATTCAACATTATCTCAAGCACAAAAATCAGTATTAAAAGAATACATTAATAATGTTACTAATACTGTTAAATTAAGAGAATTTGTTAATGAACAATTTTCTAATATTAGTAAATCATTAAACGAACTTATCCCTACAGTAGAAGATAAAACGGTACAAATTAAGTTAACTGAAATAGTTAATTTTTTACAACCATTAGATAAAAACCAAAGTGTAAAGGATGAAAATGTCGTTTCACTTTTACAATATCACCAATTAATAGCTGAATTAAAAGCAATTAAATAAATGGATTTAAAAGAATTTATCAAGCAACTAGTACGTGATATTTTAGATGAAGAATCTACAACTGCTGGTGTACCTGGTTATTCTACTCCATATGCGTTCTCTAAAAAAGGACAAAAAACAAATGGTGCAACTGAAGAAGCTGGAAGAGAGGGAATGAAATTAGCACCTAAAGGAATGCCAAGTGATTCTAAAGTATATGACTATAAATCATTTTTTGATAAAAAACCAACATACAAACTTTATAAAGAAAACATGGATATTAAAGACATAATCAAACAAGAATTGTTAAGTGAAGCCACTTATAAACAATTTAAAAAAGATGTTAAATTCAGAACTAAAGCTGAACAATTACATAAGGCAATGCGTGAGGTAAAACGTAAATTAAGTGAAATCGATCGTATTGTTGAATATACTACTCGTATGAAGCAAGAATTAAGTGAGGGTGATGGGGTACAGTATTGGAACAGAACAGAAAAAGCAGTACATAGTATAGCTGAAATGTTAAATCATTTAAATAACAAAATAAACAATCTTAAGCAGTAATGGCAAAAGCTAAAGCAGCATCTTCTACTAAACAAACATTTGGTAAAAGAAAACAAGGACCAGGTTCCGGAACAAAATCACATAACAAACACACTCCAAAGCCAAAAGCTTATAGAGGTCAAGGAAGATAAAATATATAAAATGAAAAGTATAGCAAATCAATATCGCGATTTACAAGAAGGTAGAATGTCACAATTCAATTTCATGCGTAACTTACGTATGAGCATGCCTCAAGTTACTAACACTACATCATTTGGTGATGCAGTTAAAATCCTTAAAAATAAGGGTATTATATCTGAAACTGTAGTTAAAGAAAGCGAAGTACTTTCTCAAGCCGCTCAAGACGAAGGTAAAATGTCTAAAGCTAAAGAAATTGCTGATTTAAAAGCTGAAATTAAAGCATTAATGGATTCTGGTTCACAACAAGATCCTGAAATTGTATCTGACAAAATTGATGATATCAGAGCTAAAATTGAAAAGTTAAAAGCTGAAAAAACTGAATCATTAAATGAAGCAGTAAACGATAGCGGTAAACAAGAATATTCTAAATTTAGCGAAGCTGAAAATGATAATCTTGAAGAAATAACAACAGGTATTACTATTGAGCATGAATGTTATCCTACAAAATCATACGAAGAAATTTTAAAAATAGTATTAAAGAATCTTAAAAAACAACCTAATTACTATACAATATATAAATTAACGGGTGTTGCTGGAAGCAAAATTGAAACAATGGATGCTTCTAAACCAGAAACTCATCAAATGAAGTATTACACTGGAAAAAATGCAGTTGATACAGAAAGAGGAATGAAAAAGGTTAAAATGCCTAAAAAGGTAGAAGAAAAAAAAAAGCTTAAAGAGCAAGTAGAAGAAGAAGCAATGCGCTTTCAAGACTTACCTGCTGATCCTAACAAATATAAAATGGTAAGAGATAGCAAAGGTTACATCATCAAAGCAACAAACGCTGATGGTGTTGAATTTCAAAAGGGTGATGAAGTAACAACATACGATGGTGAAAAAATCAAAATTGTAAAATTTGAAGAAAGCCAAGGTAAAGTTAAAGCAATATATAATAAAGGAATGTTCTTTGCTGGTATTGATATTGATGGTTTAGAAGCACCAAAAGAAACAATGAGACCAGGTGTTGATATGGGTAAATCATTTGAAAAATTTAAATCAAAATTAGCTGAAATGGTACGTAAAGCAATGTCTGAAATGTACGATGGACGCGATAACTTAGACGCAGAAATATAAAATTAATATGAAACAATTACTAGTAGATCATACACCATTTCACATTGCTAAATTAACTTTATCTGAAGCTAAAGTAGCACCAGGTGGAAGAATGCGTATTAAAGGTAAATTACAAGAATCCGAAGTAAAAAACGGTAATGGTCGTGTTTATCCTAAAGAAATATTAGAGCGTGAAGCTAAAAAATATGCTGAAACCGCTATTAAAACTAATACTGCTATGGGTGAATTAGATCATCCTGAATCAACCATCATTAACTTAAAAAATGCCTCTCACAATATTAAACGTATTTGGTGGGAAGGTAATGATTTAATGGGTGAATTAGAATTATTAAACACGCCATCAGGTAAAATTGCACAAGAAATTGTATCTGCAGGTATCCCATTAGGTATATCATCACGTGGTATGGGTTCTGTACAACAAATTGGTGAAACAGTTGAAGTACAAGACGATTTTGAATTATTATGTTGGGATTTAGTATCAGTACCATCTACACCAAATGCTTATATGAAATTGTCTGAAGGAAAACAAACACAAATCAATAAAGACTACAGTAAAGTTAGTAGTTTAATTACAGAAATTATCTGTAACGCAACTGGGGTTTGTCCTCTTTGCTAAACTATTCGTGTTTTTACGTATCTACATATATTTATGGGTAGCCTACAATAGCTGCCCACTTACATTTATGGCAGCTCGGTATTTAAAAAACCCACTATTAAGCTTGATTCAATAAGCTTATTTCCAAAATTAAATTTAAGGAGAAACAAAACATGAGTACAAACAAAGATTTGTTCAAAGAGGCTATCGCTGACGCTAAACAAGTGCGCGAAGCAGCTCTTGCAAACGCTAAAGCCGCTCTTGAAGAGGCACTTACTCCAAAATTACAATCTATGATTTCTGCAAGATTACAAGAAATGGACTTAGATGAAGAAGAAGTTGATGAAATTGACTTCATGAAACCCTACGACACTTCTGATGAGCAGCAAGAAACTGGATATGGTAATAAGGAGCAAGGCATGCCAGGAAAAGGCGACGTAAACGAAGAAGATCTTGAAGAAGACTTCGATTTATCTGCTATTTTAGCTGAATTAGGTGATGAAGAAGATTCATTACAAGAAGCTAAAGCTGAAGATGAAGAAAAAGAAAAAATGGATGAAGCTGAAGAAGAAGAAGTTGGTGAAGAAGAAGAATCTACTGAAGATGAAACATCTGAAGAAGAGCCTACTGAAGAGCCTGCTGAAGAAGATACAGCTGAAGACAAAATCACTGACTTAACAGTTGACCAATTGAAAGACATTATCAAAGACATTATTTCTGCTGAATTAGAAGCTGAAGAGTACGAAACTCCAGGTGACGAAGAAGCTGAAATGG